GTTAAAATTCCGCAATGGATGAATTTTCGCTTTGTATAGTGAAAGAGATACCTGAGGAGCATAGCGCTCATATAGTACACCATGAGCTGGCGTTGAATGAAGAGGATAGAGTTAAATGGACAGAGAAGAAGCGTGGTAGGATAAAAAAGGATCAGTCAAATAGAGAATATGATGAGAGACGAACACATCAGAGAGAAGGGTTGTTTCAACTGATATCAACTAAACCCATATATGACGCTTGGAATATAATAGATGGGGATGAAGGAAGGAGAACCTTTCCGAATTATTGTGATCTGTTCAATATTGTTATGAGATCTCGTAAAGGACCAAGAAATAAACCTGCCAATATTAAGAGAACATACTATGAACATATACCAACGTCAATACAGGCGGAGGAGAGTTTATATACACAAATCAGATCGTTTAGAGACTACAAGTGCGGTAAAATATGCGTTGAACCTTATGTAGGCTCTATTTCAGTGGATCCAACGTATAGTGATTTTACGATGCAAATGAGGGTACCCCTACATCGGAAAAAGTGTGACGCTTTCCCAGGTGAAAATCTTTATGAAAGCGCGCTGCGAGGGCATTTTACTATTGATGTGCCAAAACAGAGAGGGTTAGGAGCTTCATATAGTGTTCAGACTGATAATATCATCGAAAGTGTAGTTGGCGAAAGTGGTATAACTTCTAGACAATTTCAGGAAATTTCAAGGTTGGGAGAGGGTCATCCACTCAAAATTATTTATACAAACATGTTGATCGAGTTCAGAGTAGAAGAGGTGTTGCGGGGCATGCAAGCATATAGCTGTAAAACATATGGAACGTTTGATGGGATGATAGATGAACAGAGTTTAACGCGTAAGCTAACTTGGCGGGTCCGGAAAATCATGTCGTATGACGAGAGAGATTTATATGATTTCAAAAAGAAAGAAAAGGCATTTCTAGACGAATGGAAGAGGAAAATAGAGCAGCAAGGAGGAATAATCAACAGTCCAGCTAAATTTAGCACATATGATCAAAATCTTTCTGTATTGAAGACACAGTTTCAGAATCAGTATAACTTTGACATTACAACAGGTGGTCCATTATGGCAAGCGTATGTACAGACTGCAGGGGGAAGAATTAATGTAGAAGATTGGTTGAAATGGATGTTCAAAGTTAAATATTGTGGGGATTCACGTTATTATTCGGATGATAGGATTGTGCGATATGAAAATGCAATTAAGAGAATCGCGATAGAAGATTGGATGGAGTGGAAAAAACGTATACTAATGATAGTCATCGCCTTAGTCCTAGAAAATAATGGGTGTTTAGAATATGGTCGTAAACATTGGTATTCAACAATACTACAAGCATGTCTTGATTTAGATCCACAAGTAATAAGATATTTTAGAGAAAAGGTAGGCGCTGAGGCTGTATGTGGAGTGGAGATAAGTGATCCCACAAGCGATCTTGGCAATTATAGCAATAGGTCTTCACGAACCGTTTCGTATGTGGAGATGAAATGGGAATGTGATGAAATTAGAACTGATGCTCCGATCAGAGCAATTAATTGGGACATTCTTGAAAAGAATAACGTGCTCTTTATACAGCAAGGGTTTGGCGTTGTATCAAAAAATACTGATGGATATTTTGATGATATTAGCGTGCATGCTTTTTTATCATACAGCACTTTCGAGAGGGAGGGGCGAAATCTCAGGATTCATTGGATTTACGACGAAGAATGGAAGAAGCCGAGGCGTTTTTATTCTTATCACTATAAGATCACCAGAGAAGAATCCATTATGAATAATTTCTTCGGGAAGAATGTGTATGAAGTTAAAGGACGAAAGTATCCATATCCATATACTGAAATCGCACCGCATACACGTGAATATTTGCAAGAGACGCTAATGATTGGGAACGTAAGAGAACCATATGACGGAGTAAACGAAAGATGGAAATGGATTGAAAATGAACTGCAGATGCGTGGGACCATTGATAGAGTTAATGCAAACTTTAACGATAGATGTTTCGTCAGTGAGTGGGGTCGGTGCATATATTTTGAGTTTGGGCGGTTGATTCACTTGTTATTTAGGCGCATAACATCTAAGGGGCCGCATCCGATGTTCTCGGATTTTGAAAAAGATAGTAGGTTAGAAAAGATGAATTATATAATCCCAACAAGAAATCCATCAACGCTGGCTGATGCTTTATTAGATGCGATCGCAGATATAGAAGGGTCACAGCGACTAACGGTCGACGCTTTATTTTACGTGACGCATGCAGTTGATAAGGTTGCTGCATTAGTTAATGTGTTGCCTTTTTTTAAAAAGATGGTGGATTCATCAACTAGGCAATCAATGTATAGTTTGAACATGATTCCTTTGTTACTGATTCTTTCTCCATATGGAACGATAAAGGAAAACAAAATACCAGTATTAATATACACGGAGCAAGGAATGAGAATGATACCTGTTTCGGTAGATAATGTGAAGTCATCTCAGAACATTTCTGATTGGGGTATGTATCTTGAAGGATTTATGTCTGAGGAATCTGGAGAAACACTTCTAACGGAAAAAGAACAAATGATAAAGATAGCTTTCCTGAGATATTACTCGGAGTTAAAGATCGATAATCGTTTCCTTCAACATAGGCGTCAGTATAAATTAGAGATGTTAGAAAGTTGGATTGGTGTTAATTGTAGAGGATACGTTGATGTTTTATTACAAATGATTCCAATTAGAACCCCGAAGAGAGGTTTTTTGCTATTGGCTTTGTGTGACAGTAGTGAGGTATATCCTTATGTTGTCGCACGTGCGCGACGTCTCTTTGAAAGTGTGTTAACGTCGAACCACGGAATTGTCCTGATTAATGTTGATAATGATGAAGTGATACACGATAAGTTGATAGACATATCTGTCTCTAGGTATAGTAAGCTGGAAGGTGACCAGCCAGCGATCATTTGGCTTATACAGACTGAAAACTCCAAATTCGGTAACAAACACATGATTGCGAAGCTTATGAACGATATTGCGTAGTGTGACAACTACGTGTTGCGGGACACACTTAC